GTATCAGTCCCAAACCAACGAGCAAACCGTAATCAATGCCCTCCAAGCCTTAGAAGGCCTAACCAACGAAAACGGCTTAACCAAAAGAATAACCGAAAAATTAAAGGAGAATGAAGATAATGATTGATTGCTCAAAAACAGAGAATTATTTCGCTGAAAAACGAAGAATGACGAAAAGAGCAAAGAATGGGCTATGTAAACTTGGCTGCTCTAACTGTCCTTTATGTAGCATAAATAACAATAAAGGGCAATCATGTACAGCTTTTGAAATGCTTAACCCTGAAAAAGCAATCGAAATCGTTCAGCGGTGGTCGGACGAACACCCACAAAAAACTTATTTGAGTGAGTTCTTAAAAAATCATCCGAATGTTCTGCTCAATGATGACGGAACACCCGCTTTTTGTCCTTATAGATTAGGACTTATGGGTGCAGATGATTGCAGAAAAGACGGTAACTGTGTAAAGTGCTGGAATCAGCCTATCGAGGACGGTGAAGAGCGATGAGAGTCTATCAGTGTGATTGTTGTAACAAAGTTATCTCAGATCCGTACACAGTTAAAATGAAGGAATTCTATGTAGGGGTTGATACTGATTACTTTAGCGGGATTGAAATTCCTGTTGAATGCAAGAGAAAAATTAAAATACATCTATGTGATGATTGTTACAAAGGCTTAAATCTTATCGGCGGATTGGTGCCGAAAAAGCCGAAAAAGGAGGAGCGTGAAAACAATGATTGAAAAAGAATTAAAAATCCGTGAGGTATCCGGTGATTATGCTTTGGATATACCGTTCGCAGACGGTAGTGTAAACACGATATACTTTAATTCAAAACGAAATGTCGAAACAGTTAAGCATATTATCGAAGTTGACGGAAGTAAACCCAACGAAGCAACTATACATAATATGCAAGGAGTTAAACATGGAAAGTGGATATCAACTGGAAATGCTTTAGGGTACACTGAATATCATTGCTCAGAATGTAATAATTATGTATTCTTAGATTCCAAGGATAGCGATTTATATCCATATTGTCCCTATTGCGGTGCAAAAATGAAACAGGAGCGTGATACGGATTGACGGTTAAAGATTATTTATATTCGGTCAGGGTTTCGGATAAGCTGATCAGAACGAAAGAACACGAGCTGTCGAAACTTAGGCTGAATATTGCACAGGTATCGGTTAAGCAGAACGAGCCTGTTAAGACATCGGGAGTGAATGACCCTATGCGGATTGTTGACAGGATTGCAGACCTGCAGACTGAAATCAATCGGGAAATTGACAATCTTGTGCGGTTGAAAACTGAAATCCGCAGTAAAATCAACGCACTTGACGATTACCGTTACATTGCAATTTTGACTGAGTATTACATAAATTGTCAGAGGTGGGAGGATATTGCCGAGAGTATGGAAATGAGCGTAAGGCATACCCTGAGATTGCACGGCGAAGCGTTACAGGCGTTCCGAAAAAAGTTTGATTTCTCGTAAAATTATTTTGAAATGTCATTGAATGTCACCCTTATCCTGCGTATAATGGTATTATGAAAGTTTGACAAACAGGACATATGTAGAACTCTCCTAAGATAAAAATTCGCACAGACCGCTCTCGCTTGAGGGCGGTTTTGTGTTAGTGTGAAAGGCGGTGATACCGTGAAAGACAAATTAAATGCAAGACAGAGGAAGTTTGCGGAATATTATGCGCAGAGCGGTAACACCGTTCAGAGTGCTATACAGGCAGGATATTCAGAAAATTACGCAAACGCAAGAGCGTATGAATTGTTGGAGAATGTTGGAGTTTCAAAATACATCAAGGAGCTTTCCGATAAGCTCAAGGACGAGCGCATTATGAGTGCAAAGGACAGACAGGTTGCTTTGTCCGACATTGCAAGGAATGACGAGCAGGACACCTCCGACAGAATCAGGGCTATTGACACGCTCAACAAGATGACGGGTGAATACACCGTTAAGGTTGACGCAAAGGTTGAGCAGTCCGAAAAGCTATCCGATGTGTTCAGACAGTTGGGTGGTGAGGGACTGAGTGAGTAACAAATTCCCGTTGTCACAAAAGTATATCGACTTTATCAACACAACAAATGTGTCGGCTGAATTTCTTGAAGGAACTACAGCGTCCGGCAAAACTACCGTCGGAGCAGGCGTTAAGTTTATGCGAATGGTGTCGCAGTCGCCGAAGAAGCTTCACGCAATTGCCGCCAAAACTACGGGCAAGGCTGAGGAAACTATAATTCAACAGGACAACGGTATTCTCGACTTGCACCGCAACGCTGTCTATTGTGGTAACGGCGACAAGGATTACAAGCTGCCACATATCAAGTTTGAGGACAAAATTATCTATATTCTCGGTTACAGCAGTCGGGATAAGTGGGAAATGGTTCTCGGTGCGCAGTTTGGGTGCGTGTATATTGACGAAATCAACACCGCTGATATCGAGTTTATCCGAGAGATGTCAACCCGTAATGACTATATGCTTGCAACACTGAATCCCGACGATCCGAGCCTGCCTGTGTATAAGGAGTTTGTCAACCGCTCCCGTCCTTTTAAAAAATATGAAAACGATGTTCCTCCCGAGATTACGGCGGAGCTGACCGAAGAACCTGTACCGAATTGGCGGTATTGGTTCTTTTCTTTTGCCGACAATTTAAGTCTTACACCTGAACAGATTGAAAAGAAAAAGAACTCTGCACCGAAAGGTACAAAGCTCTATAAAAATAAAATCTTAGGTTTGCGAGGCAGAGCAACAGGTCTTGTGTTCCCGAATTTTGAGAGGGCAAGACATATCAAATCAAAAGAGTGGGCAGGAAAGTTTTTGAACTGTAACCGCAAGTCGGAACACTTTGTTCAGTTCACCGCAGGTCTTGATACCGCCTATTCGCAGAAGTCGCCTGACACTATCGCAATGACATTTTACGGCATTACCAATCACGGCAAGTGTGTTCAGCTTGATGAAAGAGTTTACAACAATGCCGAAATGCAAACACCTATTGCCCCGAGTGACACGGTGAAGAATTTTATTGATTTTCTTGACCGCAACCGTGATGAATGGGGCTTTGCACGCACGGCTTTTATTGACAGCGCCGACCAAGCGACTATTACCGAATTTCAAAAGTATAAGCGACAGCACGGCTGTGTCTATGACTTTGCAAATGCATGGAAGAAAACGAAGATTATCGACCGAATCAATCTTGTACTCGGCTGGCTTGCCACCGACTGTTATTTTGTGCTTGAACATTGCAAAAACACGATTGCCGAGTTTGAAATTTACAGCTGGCGAGAGGATAAAGACAACACACCCGAGGACGGTCACGACCATTGCATTAACAGCGGTCAATATGCGTGGCTGCCGTTTAAAAATATTATTGGAAGTGAAATAAATGGGGCTGATTAACAGAATGGCTGAATCTATCAGATCTGGAATTAAAAACTTTTTGCAGATTACTCCTGCAAGCGACAAAACAATTACCGTCACCGAAACAAGCAATCATCTGACCGAGTGCTTTATCAATCGCATTTGGTATTGGGGCAACAGCAGACAGCTTGCGGAGCTGTACAGGCAGATTGATACAAACAAAACTATGTTTTGGGCGGCAAAAAGCACAAAGGGGCTTGAAATCCGTAAAATACACACGGGCTTGCCGGCACTCATCTGCGAAACGCTTGTGAATATCGTAATTGCCGACTACAACGGCACAGATGTTACAAGTAAAAATTCAACCGCTTATGCAGAGCGTTGGGAAGACATTGAAAAGCAGAACAAGCTATCCGACACGGTTAAACAAATGCTCCGTGACCTATGTGTTGTTGGTGACGGCGCTTTTAAGGTCAGTTTTGACACGGCTGTATCAGATGTTCCGATTGTTGAATGGTATCCTGCCGAAAACATCGACTTTACATATGTGCGTGGCAGAATCCGAGAGGTTAAGTTTTACACCGATTACACGCAAAAACACCGCCGTTACCGTTTTGAAGAAACATACGGTTACGGCTATATTCACTATGCTTTGTATGATGACAACGGTAAAGAGATTGACCTGCACACGGTTGACGCTCTTTCGTGGATTGATTCAAAGGGCGTTACATTTGACGAATCATATATGTGGGCTGTACCTGTCCTTTACGGCAAATCGTGCCACAAGGGCAGAGGTGCGGGCATTATCGGCATAAAAACAGACGCTTTCGACAGCCTTGATGAAGTATGGTCACAGTGGATGGACGCACTCAGAGCCTGCCGAACAAAGCAGTATGTGCCTGATTGCCTTGTTCCGAGAAATCCCGAAACCTGTCAGCCGATATCGCCAAATCCGTTTGATAACCGATTTATCACCGTGGGCAACGATATGTCTGAAAACGGCAACGGCAACAGGATTTACACCGAAAGTCCGCAGATTCAGCACGAAAGCTATTTGAGTTCATACATTACTGCCCTCGACCTCTGCTTACAGGGCATTATATCGCCGTCAACTCTCGGCATTGATACGAAGAAGCTTGATAATGCAGACGCTCAGCGTGAAAAGGAAAAGACAACCCTTTACACAAGGCAGAACCTTGTGAAAATTACGCAGAACGCACTTCAAAGCCTTGTTGCAGTTGTACTCAATGCAGACGGTGAACTTAACGGCAAGGGTATTGTTGAGGGCTTGGAAGTATCCGTAAACTTCGGCGAATATGCAAATCCGAGCTTTGAAAGTCAGGTTGAAACCGTGTCAAAAGCAAGACAGGGCGGTTTGATGTCAGTTGAAACCTCGGTTGACGAGCTTTACGGCGACAGCAAGTCGGAGGATTGGAAAGCCGAAGAGGTGCAGAGAATTAAAGAGGAACAGGGTATTGCAGGCGAAGAAGAAAAATCGGAGCTTGACGATGTGGACCTTACCGACACAGAAGAACCTGACAATAACGCAGATGATGAAGAAAATGCGGAAAATAATGCAGAAAAAACCGAAAGCAATCCCGAACAGAATGATACACAGGTAAACAATGAGTGATTACAATATCAGAGAAGCCTTTGAAAAAATCGAAGATGAACTGATTGACAGCATGATGAGAAATTTCAGCCGTCACAGAGCCGAAGAAACCAAAGAGGGTTACAACTGGACACAATGGCAGGCTGAACAGCTCAAAAGTCTTGAAGAGTACCGCAAGCACAACGCAAAGAAATTCGGCAAGCGTTTCAAAAACATTAACAGCAAGGTTGAAGAGATGATTCGCACTGCCAAAGCTGACGGAAATGCAAGTCAGGAGGCAGAAATTCTTGAAGCTGTCAAGGACGGTTTCAAAGCCCCGAAAAAGCCGTCAGCACACAGCACAGCCGAGTTTTTTAAGGTGAATGACCGTAAACTTGACGCACTCATAAAATCGACCACAGACGATTTAAAGAGGGCAGAAACGGCAGTTTTGCGTATGAGCAACGACAAGTACCGCAAGGCGATTTTTAACGCACAGGTTGCAATGAACACGGGTGCGGTTACATACGAAAAAGCCGTTGATATAGCTTGCAAAGATATGCTCAACGCAGGTCTTAATTGTGTGGAATACAAGAACGGTGCAAGGCACACGCTCTCTGATTATGCGGATATGGCGGTTAAAACAGCCAACAAAAGAGCCTATCTTCGTGGCGAGGGCGAAAAGCGAGCCGAATGGGGAGTATCCCTCGTTGTTGTGAACTCAAGACAGGGCGGCTGCCCCGATTGTGCAAAATATATCGGCAAGGTGTTTATTGACGATGTTTATTCAAACGGCAAAAAGTCAGACGGAAACTATCCGCTTCTCTCAACCGCAATCAAGAATGGTTTGTTTCATCCGAGATGTAAGGACAGCACAAGTACATATTATCCCGAACTTGATGATTTGGACGCACCGTTGTCTGAAGATGAAATCAAAGAGCTTGACCGTCAGCGAGGAATTGAGGAAAAACAGCAGTATGCACAGCGACAGGCAGAACGCTTTGACCGCCGTGCCGAATACAGCCTTGATGAGGACAATAAACGAATAGCCCAAACCCGAGCCGATGAGTGGCACGATAGGGCGAATACGCTTGAAGAAAAGGCGAAAAAAGCAGGGAATGTTAATAAAATCACCGCTGAATCTGTTGCAAAATCGGGTAAAAGTGGTATAATAAAAGAGAAAAGTAAAAAGCCTATTACTCCGATAACCGATAAAGCTATCAGTCGTATTCCTAAAGTTGATATTGAAGGTTATACAGAAGAGCAGTGTTTGGAAATTCAAAAACAACACAAGGAGCTTTTGAAATTTTCAAAAGAACAAAATGAAAATAAAGAAGTTGCCTTCGTGTTAAAAAATGATGTGTCCAAAATGATTACAGAGCCTATTAAAGGAACTGATGAAAAAATAGATTTTGGATCAGCACTTCAAGGCAAAGATTTATTTGTTATGCACAATCACCCGAGAAACAGCAGTTATTCTTTAAATGATATTATCGAATTTATTAAGAATGATAGTATAAAAACATTTACTATTGTGAAAAACGATGGCAACATTGAAGTATTAACAAAGTTGAAAGGATACGACAGACTATCACTTTTAACAGAGTTACAACGAATGGGAAAAAAGAGGATAAAAACAGGTTCTGATAGTGAATACAGAAAGGTTATTGATAAATTTTTAAGTAAACATCAAGAAGGAGGTTTATTTGAATGGAAGAAATAAACAAATCTGTTTTAGATGGTTCTAATGAAGAAGCTTCAAAACGTCTTGACGAAATAATTAAAGAACTTGAAAAACAAAGAAACAAAAGCTAACCGCTCCGTAAAAAGGGCGGTTTTGTTGTTTAACTTGCCGAGAATATGTTCAGAGTAAGGAAAACGGCTTGTTTACGGCATTATTTAACTTGCCTGCAACTTGCCGTAACAAAATTTAACACATCAAATCAGCACTTTGAGAAATCAGAGTGCTTTTTTATTATTAATCAAAGAAAGGTTTGATACTATGAGAAAAAGAATTTTAGCAATTGTACTTATGGTAGTTATGATTGCAACAACCGTACTGGTTACTGTGGGCTGTACCGAGGCAACGCAGGTATCGTACAATGTTTCGCAGGAAGCAGACAATTTCAATGTGATACGCAGGCTTACGGTTATTAACACAAGAACCGATAAGCCGTCATTTGAACTTGTTGCCGCTTTTTCATTACAGGTCGATAATGACGATAACCAAATTGAGGTTGTCTGCGAAACGGGCAAGGGTGAATACAAAAAGCATATCATAGGTCTTAATGATGAAACTATGTATGTTGTAGAGGACATAAGCGGTGCAGAAGTGGACAAATACCGTTATGAAATTAACTTCCTGCCTAAACAGATTTTGCCGATTACATTTAAGAGTAAAGATTAACAGTTAAACCCGTCGATTTCGACCGGTTTAGAAAGGTGGTGACAGAATGAAAATCAGAGTAACAACAGCATTTAATGACAGGCAGAACGGTTATGTAACCCGACCTGTGAATGAAGTTTTTGAATGTTCCGAGCAGAGAGCAAAGGAACTCATTGACGGCGGTTTTGCAGAAGAGGTCAAGTCTGACGCTCCCAAAAAGCCGAGAGCCAAAGCAGTTAAAACAGAAAAAACAGAAAAAGCAGATTAAGCACTTTACGAATATGTAAGGTGCTTTTTTATTGTCCGAAGACATTAAACTACGGGAGACACCGTGCAAAATTGAAACAGAGAGACACTCTATAAACTGATTACGGGAGACACCCGAAAAACTGAAAGGATATGAAAAAAATGGCAGAACCAAATCCAACACCAACCCCCAATGAACCGACACCTGCACCGCAGGGAACTCCACAGGGAAACGCTCCTGCCTTTGATTATGACAAGCTCGCAAGCCTTATTACAGGCAAACAGAGCGTGACAGAGGACACCGTTTTGAAGTCATATTTTAAGGAGCAGGGATTGTCAGCCGATGAGATGAAAGAGGCTATCGGTGCTTTTAAAAAGCAGAAAGCCAAGAACACTCCCGACTTTGCAAAAATGCAGTCGGAAGTTGAATCCGCAAACAACGCAAAACTTATGGCAGAAGTCAACCAATCGGCAACCCTCGAAGCCGTAAAACAGGGCGTTGACATTGCAACCGTTCCGTATGTGCTTAAAATTGCAGACTTTTCAAAGGCTGTGACAGACGGCAAGGTCAATGCGGAAAAGCTGACAGAGGCTGTTAAAAAGGTGCTTGATGATATCCCCGCACTCAAGGGCAAACCTGCCGAGAACGGCACAGGAGTTAAGAAAATCGGCGGTGACGGCAACGGCAACAAAAATTTAACAGAAGATGCCTTAAGAGGAATTTTCGGCATCAAATCGAAAAAGTAAGAAAAGAGGTAAATAATTATGGCAGTATTAGAATACGCAACTATTTTCAGTAATGTTTTAAGAGAATTGTACGGTCAAGCCCTTACTTGTGATGACCTTTACCACTCAAACTCTGACATTCAGATTATCAACGGTAAGGATATTAAAATTCCGAAACTCTCGGTCAGCGGTTATAAAGACCATACACGAGGTGCAGGCGGTTTTAATTTGGGTACATATTCAAACGGTTACGAAACCAAAACCCTTGACCACGACAGAGATATTGAGTTTGCTATCGACCCTATTGATGTTGACGAAACAAATATGGTAGTGACTATCGCAAATATTCAGACACGCTTTGAAAAAACACAGGCTATCCCTGAACTCGACTGTTATACTTACAGCAAGCTTTATACAGAGGCTAAGCGAGTTGGTGCAACAGTAAAAACTACTGCATTAACTGCGGCGAATGTGCTTGCAGATTTTGACGATAACCTTGAGGCTTTTGCCGAAGCGGGTGTACCGCTCGACAGGGTTATTCTTTATGCGACACCACAGTACAAAAAGCTTTTGAAGAATGCAGAGGGTATTCAGAGAACACTTGAAATCAGTTCCGCAAAGGGCATTGACCGCCGTGTTCGTTCCGTTGATGATATTGATAAGATTGTAGAAGTGCCAAGCTCAAGAATGAAGTCTTTGTTTGATTTTACAAACGGTTGTGTTGCTGACAGCTCAGCTAAGCAGATTGACTATATTCTTATTGACCCGGAAGCACAGGTGTCAAGAGTTAAGTATTCATATATCAATGTCTATACTCCGGGTTCTGACAGCCGAACAGCTGATAATTATATATATCAGAACAGAAAAGTTAATGGTACTTTTGCCATTGACGAACTTATGAAGCAGGGCGTAATCATTCATGCCGAGGCTTAAAGCGAGGTGAGAAAAAATGAAAGCAATCAAAGACAATAAGTCATATACAGTCAACACAGACGAGGAAGCTAAGACTTATGTATCCCGTGGTTATGATATTCAGGATGACAACGGCAAAATCAAAGAATATGGATTAGGCAAGAGAATTTCTGTTGATGATTACAATACTTTGAAGAAAGAAAATTCAAAGCTCAAAGCCGAAAACAAAAAACTTAAAGAGAGTACCAAGTCAGACACAAAGGAGTAAATCTATGTATGCCGATTACATTGAACAGCAGGGCGGAGATGAGAACAGCGTTATCTCTGCCGAACACATTGATGTTCTGACTTTTAACCGCATTGATTTTGAAAAACTTTCGGAAATGCAGAAGAGAATCATCGGCAGAGTGCATAGCAGACTTACTGCTTTTGAAGAAGAAAATGCCGATATGATTTCTTCCTACCTGAAAAGCTATTCAATCAACGGCACATCAATGGAATTTGGCGCAAGCTGGAATTTAATGTGTATCAGCGGAGTGGCAATTCCTGCCGACCTCTATGCGTTGCTAAAATCAACAGGACTTTGTTATCCTGCAATCTGAAAGGTGCGTGAAAACCGTGAAATTTCCGTCACTTGTGAAAAAGCAGTTTTGCAAAACTCCTGTCGAAGTCACAATCTACGGTGAGGGTGTTACCGAAGACGGAGCACCCCTGACCGTGTTTGAATGCAAAAATCTGTATCCCTCCGACAGCTTGTACCCGTCAGCAACCCTGCACGGTGGCTCTGCCTTGTGTAATATGCAGTCAAAGGCAAAGACGGTCTTTACCAAAGAGCAGAAAATTGTTCAGGTGTCGGCTGTCTTGCTTTTTGACGGCGACATTGCTCCCGACAGCCCCACTTTAAGTGGTGGCTTTGTAATCCTTGACGGCGTAAAACGAAACATCGTACAGGGTACAAAACACCGCAACCCCGACGGCAAAGTTAATTTTACGGAATTGGATGTGATTTAATGGGATTTTCAGTATCATCAAAAATCAAACTCAATATGCCTGTTGTAAAACAGCTTGATAGGGCAAAGCAACAGGCTCTTGAACAGACAGGTGACGCACTTCTTACACGGGTGAAAAACAAGCAGGTAATGCCGTTTGATACAAGCATACTTCAAGACGATAGTACCGCTGTTGATTATTCACAAAGTGCAAAGGGGATAGTTAAAATCGTGTCAAGTACTCTGTATGCAAGGCGGTTGTATTTTCATCCCGAGTATAATTTCAGCCGTAAGGAAAACATTGCCGCCGGCGGTAAATGGTTCTCACCGTGGCTTGAGGGCGGTACACGGCAGAATTTTTGCAGTCGGGCATTTGTGAGATTATACAGAAAGGAAGCAGGACTTTGATTTACTTATCGGACATCAGAGATTGGCTCAAAAGCGTTACCTCAGCAGAGCATTATTACATTGGCAAGCTTGACAATAAGCAGGACAGGTCAATCGGTGTGTATTCATTAAAGCAGTCGGGAACACCCACAAGGGCAATCGGCGGTGAAAGTACCTACGATACAATAAGCGTGTCTTTGCTTATCCATTACACCGACAACGCAAGAGAAACCGAGGAGTTTGCACGCAGACTTTACGAAACGCTTTACGGCATTAAAAATGTTGAAATTAAGGAACACAAAATCTATATAATCGAACTGCTCACGGAAGAACCCGTTGATGTGGGAACAGATGACAAGGGTGTGTATGAGCAGGTCATTGAAGTTAAATTTTATTACGAAAGGAAGTAATTTTATGGCAAAAGTTGAATCGGGAGTATTCCCATGCTATGAAAATCAGTTTGCAGTTGGCAAGGCAGGAACAGAATCCGCCACGACAAATATTGCTAACTGCGAAGAATTTTCTGTTGCATTTGACAACGGTGTCGAGGAATGGACAGCCTTTGAAAACGAGGGCTGGAAGTCAAGGCTTATGACAGCAAAGTCAATCACAATTTCGGTAAAGGGCAAGCGTACAATCGGTGACGCAGGCAATGACCAGATTGCCGCCCTTGCATTTGAAAACGGCAGAAAGGCAGAAGTTTCGTTTATGTGGACCTTCCCCAACGGTGCAACCGTCCTCTTTAAAAATGCAGTTGTATCCGTTACATCAAACGGTGCAGGCGCAAGTACGGGTGTTGCTCCGCTTGAATTTGAAGTTATGTCAAACGGCAAACCCGTATATACAGCAGCCGCTTAAAAAACGAAAGGAATGAACGATTATGTCAAAGTTAATTGATATTACAGACAAGCTTAATTTTGAGGAAAAGCCGAGTGTCAGAGTTAAAAATGTTGACCTTGCAATCAACAATGACGCAGTTTCAATGCTCAAAGTTGCGGCACTTTTTGAGGACGGCAACGGTAAAAGTAAAGATGTTATCGAAATGTATCATCTTCTTTTTGATGAATCTGAGAGAGAAAAGATTGAAAAGTTAAAGCTGAATATGCACGATTTCAACGCCCTTATCAGCGAATCTGCCAAAATTGCAACAGGCGATTTGACTGACGAGGGGGAAGCTCAGACCCCGGCTACGACCTGATTGATGACTTTGATTTAATCGTGTCGAGCTTTCGCTCGGAGTACGGGGTCAGCATTTATTCAAAGGATTTTGCAAAAATGAGTTGGAATGAGTTCTGCTCACTTCTGCAAGGCTTAGGACCCGAAACACCGCTTGCAAGAACGGTTCAAATTCGCCTTGAAACCGACAAAGAAGTCTTGAAAAACTTTACTTCGTCACAGCATAAAATCCGCAACAAATGGCGGTCAAGAAATGTAAAGCACTATTCAGACGAAGATATGAACACCGTTCTTGCAGAATTTCAAAACTTCTTCGCTAATCTGTAAATTTGTACATAATTTTCGCTGTATCTACAAAATTCTTGACAATGTTAATATATAGTGATAAAATGTAACATACACTAACAAATTTATTAAGGAGAGTGTATGTTTATGAAATGTCCACATTGCGGAAACGAATTAAAGGACGATGCAAAATTTTGCGACAAGTGCGGTGCAGGATTTGGCGGAAACGATTCAACCTCGGCAACCGTAAATCCTGCAAATGCAAAGAAGAAAATTTACAAGCGTTGGTATTTTTGGGTTATTATCGTTGTTGCTATTATGATTGTTGGCGGTGTAAACGGTGCAATTAACGGTAACAGCGGTTCAAACAAATCAAAGCAGGAAACTACTGTTGCAAATCAGAGTTCAGAAAAAGCAACTGAAAAAGCGACAGAAGCACCGACCACAAAAGAAGTTGCAACAGAAAAGCCTACTAAAGACCCGAAGAAGGTTGAAAAAGAATTTAAAGACGGTTGCAAAACAGTCGACTTTAAAACTCTTTCAAGAAACCCTGACAAGTACAAAGGTAATGACTACAAGTTTGAAGGTCAGATTATTCAGGTTCAGGAAGGCTGGGGCGATTCGGTTGACCTGAGAATCAATATAACCAAAGAAGAAAATGAGTATCTTGATGAACCATTGTGGACTGATACAATCTACGCAACTGTAGAAATTCCTGACGGTGCGGACAAACTCCTTGAAGATGATGTAATCACATTCTGGGGAACTTGTGACGGCGACTATACATATGAAACCGTAATGGGCAACAATGTGTCACTTCCGAAAATCGACATCAAATACTACGAACTCAACAACTAAAACAAAAAGCCACTCCAAATGGGGTGGCTGTTCTTTTGCAAAATTTTTAAGCGTACATCATAGCGGTGTGCGCTGTTTTTATGCCTGTTTTTAAAAAATCTAAAATGAAAGGAAGTGGTGAATATGGCGACAAAGGCGGGTGAAATTGAGCTTGATGTCAGGCTGACAGGTGATGATATTTCAAAAACATTGCATAAGATTTCCGATTCAATTACCAAAAAGTTTGATTCGGCGTTTTCAAGTCTTTCAAAAGATTTTGAAAATGTAAGCACTGATATGAAACAGTCCTTTTCAAAGGTTGCAGAGGGCGTTTCTCAGAAAACCGAAAAAGAGTTTTCAAACATCAAAGGCAGCGGTGAGCAATTAAGCAATTCGGTTTCATCTTCGTTTAAGAAAATAGGAATGGCTGTGGTTGCCGCTTTTTCTGTTGCAAAAATCAAGGAGTTCGGTCAGCAGTGCATTGAATCGGCTGCGGAAGTCAATGCGGCAAATTCGCAGTTTGAGCAGACATTCGGCACAATGCAGTCGCAGGCAGAATCAGCCATTCAGAGCGTTGCCGATCAAAGCGGTATTCTTGAAACCCGATTACAGGGTGTCGGCACAAGCATTTATGCCTTTGCAAAAACTACTGGAATGGACAGTTCAAGTGCTTTGGGTATGATGCAGGAGGCTTTGCAGGTAACAGCCGATAGTGCCGCATATTATGACCGTTCGCTTGAAGACACCGCAGAAAGCCTGAAATCGTTCTTGAAAGGCAACTTTGAAAATGATGCCGCACTCGGTTTGTCCTGTACTGAAACCACACGAAATGCGGCGGCTAATAAGCTGTATGGCAAGTCATTTATGGATTTGTCGGAATCGCAGAAACAGCTCACGCTTTTGCAAATGGTCAAGGACGCCAATCAGCTTTCGGGTGCTATGGGACAGGCAAGCCGTGAAGCAGACGGTTGGGAGAATGTAACGGGCAACCTCAGAGAAAGTTGGAAACAGCTCCTTGCCGTAGTCGGTCAGCCTATTCTTCAGGTGGCAACTCAGGTTGTAAAGCGGTTGAGTTCCGCACTTGCGACTTTAACGGAATATGCCAAAGGTGCGGTTGAATCGCTTTCAAAGGTCTTCGGCTGGGATACAGGCAACAACACCGCAAGCAATATCAAATCTGCGTCCGATTCTGCCAAAAGCCTTACGGATACGGCAGATGACAGTTCAAAGTCACTTGATAATGTTCAGAAAAGTTCCGAAAAAGCAAAGAGAAGTGTTGCGGGCTTTGATAAGCTGAATGTGCTTTCAAGTACCGATAGTTCTTCAAAGTCAGATACATCTTCATCAAAAAGCTCATCGGGCGGTTCATCGGGCGGAAATGTTGCAAAGAATGTTGTCAAGGACACAAGCAAAAACCTTTCGGGGGCATTCAAAAATCTATACGAAAAAAGCGGATTCAAAGGCTTTGTCGAGAATGTACAGAAAGGTATTAACAAGGTTGACTGGTCAGCTATAGGCAAGAACTGCAAGACCGTTTTTGATAATGCTGTTCCCATAGTTCAAAAGGCATTCGGCACAATGCAAAAGGTCGGTTCTGCAAAACTCGGGACAATCGGCTCTGCATTCGGAGCGGTTGCGACAATCGGCGGAAAGTCGTTTCAGACCATTTCAGGCGGTGTTGCTAAGTGGATCTCAAAAGACAGGGAAAAGATTATCGGCTTTATCGACACCATAGGCAACAATCTTACAAACGGCTATAACAACCTTTCAGCCTTTTTTGATAATTTCGGTACACTTGCAGGCAATGCAATTGACAATGTTCGCCCTCAAATGGAAGAATCAATTTCCAATCTTTTAAGCGATCTTACAACCTTTGCGGGTTCAGTCGGCGAAGTCGTTTCGGGTGCGTTTTCAATTGCAACCGAAAGCCTTGTTGAATGGACTGAAAATGACGGTGCAACAATCACAGAATTTCTTGAAAATTTACAATTGCAGTTTGCAGATGTGTTTGACTTTATCGGTCAGATTTTCGGAAATATCGGAACAATTATCAGCGAATGGTGGAACGGCAACGGACAGCAGATTTTTCAGAATATCTGCAATATGTTTACCAATATCGGCACAACCCTGATGAATGTTTACAATCAATGGATTAAGCCTGCGTGGGATTTTATCGTAGCAATCGTAAAATCAGCTTGGGAAAACTGGCTGAAGCCTGTTTTTGAAGGTGCAATAAACTTCTTCGGCAAGGTTGCAGACTGTGTTTCAACCGTGTGGAATAACTTCCTGTCACCGTTTGTAAACTGGCTTGTCAGCTTTTGGGGACCTATATTTCAGAATGTTTTCAATGCCGTAAAAAGAGTGTTTGATAATGTGTTTACATTTATCGGTGGGTTGGTTACCTCTATACAGAAAACATTCGGCGGTCTAATTGACTTCATTACAGGCGTTTTCTCAGGCGATTGGAACAAAGCATGGCAGGGTATCTATGACTTCTTCAAAGGCATTTGGGACGGCATTTGCGCCGTGTTTAAGTTCATTATAAACGCAATCATTGACGGCATAAATGCGTTGTGGACAGGTATTTATAACTTTGTTTCTGGCGTTGTTAATTCAATCGGCGGAATAGCCGGTATTATCGGAGCGGCTTTTGGACAGGATTGGAGTTTTTCAATGCCTGAAAATCCGCCTCTCATTCCGAGATTTGAAGAACCCACGGAATCACCGGCACGAAAATTTGCAAAAGGCGGTATTGTTAAAGCTCCGACACTTGCGGTTGTCGGCGATAACGCAGGTGCTAACAGCGGTAACCCTGAGGTTATTTCTCCTCTTAACAAGTTACAGGGTATGCTCGACAATTCGGGCGGTCAGGATACAGTGATTCTCACACAAATTCTTGACCTGCTTAAACGCATTTATGAAATGTTCATTATCTTTCGCAATAACGGTGGCAACACTTATTCGTTTACTGCCGAGCTTGAGGGTTCAACGCTTTTTGAAGAAATGATAAGACAGGATGAGCTTTACAGACGCAGACACAACGGTAAATCCGCATTTGCATAAAGGGGGGATGATATGTCAAATTATAACGGCTATTTGCTTAAATTCGGTAACAACATAATGCCGAATAAGTACATTACCGCATTTTCATCAACTCCGAATCAGCGACTTGAAACTTCTGCGGAACGAGATCAGAACGGTACGCTTCAAAGGGCAACGCTGCCAAATTACAAAACAAAAATTTCGTTTTCAACTCACATTCTTCATCTTGACGAAAAGATTGATTTTCAGTCGATTATCAACCTCTCAATGGCGAATAAGTTACAGAGAAAGTGCAGGGTAACTTATTGGAACGATGAAACGAACAGCTATTACACCTCTTATTTTTATATTCCTGATATTGAATATACCGTAATGAATGCCGAAAAAAGTGATATAACCTATCAGCCGATTACGGTTGAGCTGATTGAGTATTAAGGGGTGATTCTTAAAAATGCTTGTATCTAAAGAAATTGCTGATAAGCTGAAAACAAACACACTTTACAACACCGTTGCCCTGCATTTCCCCGACGGCAGTTTTGAGGATATAACAGGTGAAAGTATCGTGCTTGACAGCTTTTCGCTTGAAAATGAAATTGTTGAAAAAGAATTGAAATTCGGCGGTTGCATAGCCTCTGAAATGAGCGTGAAACTCATTGATTATGATTGCTCGGCTTTGATAGGAAAGACAGTACAGGTCATCATAATGGCAACATATCTTGAATCAGAGTTGTATCCGTCAGATGATTTGTACCCGTCAAATACTCTTATTTGTCCTGCCGAAACAGGAACGGTTGAATGTCCTGTTTTCTACGGTAAAATTCAGTCGGCTCAAAGAGATAAAAAACAGCGTAACATCGTCAAAATCATAGCCTATGACGCTTTTTATGATATGTCAAAGGTGGATGTGTCTTTGTGGTTTGCAGGCAAAGAGAACGAGGACGGCAGCTTTGCTTATGGTTATGCGCACTATCAAAAAGACGATAATTTTAAGAGCTTTTATTCAATAATCGCAGAATTTGCCAAAGATTATGCAATTACAGGGGTTTCACCGCCGAGCTTATCTGTCTTTAGTGTACCGCTGAAATTTGACGATACCTGCGTGGAAAAGGTTATAAAGGACATTACCTTGTCAGATTTAATCCAAGCTTATGCAGAGTTAACTTTGAGCTTTGCCGTTATAGATGCCGACGGAAAAATGCGTTTTAAAAGGCTGTATTCTCAATCTTCCGTTGAAACAATCGATTCGTACAAAGATTTATCCTTTGAAGATTACGAACTTGAGCCTATCAGTATGTACAGTGCTAAATTTGCTGATAAAAAAGCGTTTTTGTATGGCAACAGTAACGATTTTTCTTGGTATGTTTCCGATAACATTTTGATGAGGTGCAGAACAACAGCAAGTGATATCGGCACAAAATATAATTCTGTTAATTTTTTTGGTGGTGTATATAAATATCGCCCGACAAAAATTAAGCTGTTTTCGTATTGGTGGCTTGAGGCAGGCGATAAGTACACAATTAAAACTCCGTTTGAAGACTTGCCGACAATCGAAACATTTGTGTTCAATAAGAAAATGAACGGATTTATAACTGCCCTCACATCAAAGGGCGAAAAACGATTAGGAAAGGAAGTAAAAGAAAATGAACAAATACAATAAAATTGTCTTTGTGAACGGCTCTGCTCCGCCCCTCAATGCCGACAACCTCAACCATATGGATGATGGAATTGAACAGGCTACAAACGGAGCAATTGCACTTGAAACCGAAATAGCCACAGCAAGAGGTGATTCTGCCGACCTGAACACACGCTTCACCGCTGATGAAGCAAGCCTTGAAGCCGTGAAGTCTGAAATTGCCACAGCAAGAGGCAGCCATAATTCGCTTGGAGCAAGGCTTGATAAAACAGACAAGAGTATTGCCCGAAAGCTCGATTCAATGCCGTTCGACAGCGAACCAAAGAATAACAGCCCGTGTTATCTCACAAGCGGTACGGTTTACAGCGCTCTGCTTGTTAAAGCAGATAAAACCGCCTTGGCGACTAAATACGATTCGTCAAATATCGAACTTGGTACGGCTACTCTTACCCCGTACTCTACTCTGATTGATAAAATAAAATCTGCAACTTGCCTTTATGAAAAAATTGGCGATATCGTTATTGTAAATGTCACCGTCATTATGAACGCAACAACTTTAGGCGGAACATCTGCAATATCTTTGCTCAATATGCCGTTTCCAAACAAATCGGATGTGATTGTTCACGATATCGGCATAAGCAAAAACGGCGGTATGTTCAGAGGAAATGTAAATAAATCAGCTTGGTTGCAGTTTACCCCGCTCAATAAACAGGCTTACAATTTCGTTGCTGATGAGCAGGTAAACTTTTCTTTGATTTACAAAATATAAAAATAACGGAGGTATGAAAAATGGAACTTAAAGAAAAAATCACACTCGATATGCTCACGAAGGACAGCGTGTCGGTACTCAGACAGCAGTTTTTGACCTTTAACGGTGAAGAAATGCAGGTCGGCGGAAACATCCGCAACGCATACATGAACAGCAAGACGGGCAGAGAACAGCTCAAAACGGTGCTGTCTGATGAATATTACAATGCCGTCATGGCAGTTTGGGGCGATAATCCAACCGTTGACGAGCCGACAGAAAGCGAGGTGTAAACAATGAAAGAAAACGTTTTACAGGCATTATTTGCCACGGTGTGTGGTGCTATTGTCGCATATCTTAACATCTTGCTTGTGCCGTTTGCGGTGATGATTGCGGTAATGATTATCGACTATATCACGGGAATGGCACAGGCATACATCAGCCACACGCTTAACAGCCGTGTTGGTGTAACAGGCATTATCAAAAAGGTAGGCTATATCGTAGCCGTAGCGGTCGGTATTGTTGCCGACTATCTCATCAGCTCGGCACTTGTCAACTGCGGAATCGACCTGCGGATTAACTACTGTATCGGTATGATTGTTACGATTTGGTTTATCATCAACGAATTAATTTCAATCCTTGAAAACCTTTCGGAAATCGGAATCCCATTGCCGAAGTTTTTAGTATCAATCGTTAAAAGATTAAAGACAACAGTCGAAGTAAAAACAGATGAAAGCGAGGAATAATATGAAAAATACCGTTACAAAGCCTCAGATTGATGAATTACTCGAAAAATCAGAAATTAAGGTCGAAACAGTTTACGATAAAGTAACAATCGTAAACTGTAAACTGCCAAACGGATTTGTTATAACCGAGGCAAGCGGAGCAGTTGACCCAGCAAACTATGATGAAAAAATCGGTACAGAAATCTGTATGGAAAGAATTGAAAACAAATTGTGGGAGCTTGAAGGCTATGCCCTTGCAAAACAACTTTACGAAAGTGAGGAATAATTAAATTATGAGTAATTCAAAACTTGTTAATTACACAAAATTAAGTCCAAACCACAGCGGTAAACGTACACACAGCATTGACCGAATCACTCCGCATTGCGTTGTAGGTCAGTGCAGTGTCGAAACCCTCGGCAACATCTTTATGAACACGAAAAATGAGGCAAGCTGTAACTATGGAATCGGTTATGACGGCAGAGTGTTACTCTGTGTCGATGAGAGCAATCGCTCTTGGTGTAGTTCATCAAACGCAAATGACCAGAGGGCAGTCACAATCGAATGTGCAAGCGACACGGTAGCTCCGTACACCATGAACAGCAAGGTGTACAACAAACTTATTGCACTTTGCGTTGACATTTGCAAGCGTAACGGCAAGACTAAACTGCTTTGGTTTGGTAACGAGGACAAGACTTTAAATTATTCGCCGAAGTCGGGCGAAATGGTCTTGACTGTACATAGGTGGTTTGCAAATAAATCTTGCCCTGGTGACTGGCTCTATAACAGGCTCGGCAATCTTGCAGACGAAGTAACTGCACAGCTCGGCGGTAAAACATCAAATAAGGAGAATGAGGAAATGATTAAATACGGTTCACACAACACAGCAACACTCGCATTTAAGAAGCAGTTAATTACGCTTTATAACATGAAAATTATCAAGACAAAAGTCGATAATTCAAACGGTTTCGGTGACGGCACTTTAAAGGCTGTTAAAGAGGCACAGAGAGCAGGTAAGGTCACAGTTGATGGCATTGTAGGTGAGAAGACAATCAATGCTATCTATCATCTTATCAATGATTGCAATTGGGCTAAAGATAAGAAAATTGCAAATGCCAAAAAGGCACTTGGCTGATGTTAAATATTTCGCACCGTTGCAAATTTTATGTGGCGGTGCGAATATCATAAATGAAGAATTGGGGTGACGAAAATGGTAAATTTATATCAAGGCGATTGTCTTGAAGTGCTGAAAACTTTGCCCGATAACAGCGTTGACCTGTTACTGACAGATCCGCCTTATGTGTTAAACACAAAGGGCGGCGGAACTGTAAACAAAATGATGAAATTAAGTGAATCTTTAGCGGATGTCAAGAAAGCAAAAATAATTAATGGATATGACATTGAACTTTTCGGACAAGAATTTTTGCGAGTTATGAAAGAAATCAATGCTTATTTTTGGTGCAATAAAGCACAAATATATGATTATTTAAAATTTTATGTCGGACAACTTAAATGCAAATTTGATATTATTTGCTGGCACAAAACGAACGCTTTGCCCACCTATTCAAATAAATATTTAAGCGACACCGAATACTTACTTTATTTCAGAAAAGGAAAAGGTAAGTTATTTCCTGAAAATTATGAAGATGCAAAAACATATTATCTAAGTCCAATAAATACAAAAGATAAAAAAATGTGGAAACATCCAACTATTAAACCTATTTCGGTTACCGAAAAAATAATCCGTAATAGTTCAAAGGAAAATTTCACAATTTTAGATCCATTTATGGGGAGTGGAACAACAGGTGTTGCTTGCATAAACACAAACCGTGATTTTATCGGTGTTGAGCTTGACGAAAAGTATTACAAAATTGCTGAGGAAAGAATAAATTCAGCAACTCAATAAATAAACTACATAACAAAAATGACAAACACATAATTGCAAACAAATCCCCCTCATCCGCCGTAAAAAGCGAGTGAGGGGGATTTGTTATTTGCTGTTATTTTCTTCTGCGATTCTTTCAAGCTCACGGATACAGTTTACAAATTAAAGGTGAGGTGAATATCACAACTTTTTCTGCCTTGCATTTGCCTAACATTTTTAACCGTTTTTCTTGTATTTTAACATATTTTAGCAGATGAAAGGCAAAAAAAATAACCGCACTAAAAAGCTTAAAAATGGCTTTCTAATGCGGTTTTTTCTATGGTCGAGGTGACAGGACTTGAACCTGCGGCATCTTGGTCCCAAACCAAGCACTCTACCAAACTGAGCTACACCTCGAAATGTTGTTTAATAACAACAGCTTGATTATTATATACCATATTTTCGGATTTGTCAACATGATTTTCGCTTTTTATTCAAAATTAATTCAAATATTTTGAAAATCACCATAAAACAGACCGAAAATGTGGTGCAAAACAGCCGTCCCTACATAAGAAACGGCTGTTGGTACGAGTGTTCATAACGGATTTATGAAAAATTCAGGTTTTATCGGCAGTTGCACACATTTCTCGCTCGCACATTTGTGATTTATTCAATTTCTCCGTAAAATAATAGTGTAATCGGAGGAATTACAAATGAAAAACTTTATTAAAGAATTGTATTACGGCAATATTGATCCGCAGGCACGAGGTTTCAAGAACGGCAGCTATCTGAAAACGCAGATGACTATTCTCTCAGAAAGTGAAGCACTCCTGACTGAAAAGCTGACCGGTGATGAAAAGAAAGCATTTCTTTCATTCATCAACACTTCTAATAGTATTTTAGCTCAGTCGGAACTCGACAGCTTTATGGTTGGTTTCAGATTAGGCACAAGGCTTATCCTTGATACCTTTGTGAACAATGATACGCCGTATGAAGATTTTTTAAAGGAGGACAGCGAATGAGAAATCCAAAATACCACCTGTATCTAACACCCAATGAACGGTGCACGGTTATCAACAGCTTGATTGATTTGAGGAATGACCTTATAACACAGGGCAAGTACACCGATATCATCGACGAGCTGCTAATCAAGCTTACAAAAGCCAAAGTCAAGAAAGTCAAGGTCAAGGAGGTCTGACAATGGAGATTACATACACACAGCAGGGAGATTATTTACTTCCCAATTTAACGCTTCCCGAACAGGATAAACGACCTATCGGTTTATGGGGACAACAACACCTTCGCTATATCAAACGATGCCGCCCAATTTTATATACCAATATGCTCACAAAATGCAAACTGAACGAATACCTTGCCGACATTGACGAACAGGCGCAGAAGATATACAACGAGCTCGTGCAATCTTTCGCCAAAGAAGAAGGCTGCACCGAACAACTCAAAGCCACCAATCAAATGCTGTGGGTTCGCAAGATGAATAACGCCGTCCAACGAGCGAGAGAAGTTGTGAACGCTGAAATAATCTATAGCTAACACGTAGGCTGATGTAGTCCAATAAGAGATTACATCAGCCTTTTTCTTGCTAATAATGGTTTACTATTCTTTTTTAATATCGGGCAACTGCGGCAAATCCTCCAAATTCACCGAATCTAATACATTCAACTGACGTGCAGCTAAATCGTGCAGTTTTGCCAAACAGCACGACGTTTAACATAATGGTAATCGAAGGTTGAATACTTCTGTATTTTGCTATATCTGTGAGTGATATATATTCATTTTTGAAATTTGTTGTGTAAATACCAATGTCAATTCCACCGGCGTGAATGGTATCTTTCTTGATTGCTTTTGTCATAACAAATTATCCTTCCGTATCCGATAAATCACCCATCTATTGAGCGTCGCGATTCTATTTACACATTTTCAATAAAACTTTTTCTAAGCAATCTTTACTGCTTGAAACATCTACATAATCATTGCTTCCCGGAGCATTGATTGTATTTGAGAATCGCAGATTATACAAATAATAATCATAAAGCAATTTTTCGTACTCACCTGGTTCAGCAGCAGATGAAGATTCTTCTGGTGGTGTCCATCTCCAGTTCTTGATTGCAGCATAAACAAAGCTATCAATAACTATTCCGGAAAGATGGTAACTTTTAAAGTAGTTATCTCGAATATATCGCATATGTTTACAGGTGTCAAATAATAACCCATTACTTGATTTGTTTTTATCACGCATAGCACCCTGCTCTGCTTTTGGATTAGTTGAACGCCAATTCCCACCCATATTTGTGTCAGGATATTTATAAATTATACCATTCCATCCGTATGTAACAAACGCAGGTAGTATTTCAAATTTCATACCATCGGAAAAAGCTATTTTAACAACCTGTCCATCAGCTCGTACATCTGAACGAGGATATGTATTAAGTATTGCTTCTCTTACAGCTTGCAATAGTCTGGACTGCCCATTTCCCTTATAAACGTTATGGCGATTGTATTCATCTTCAGGTAATTCAACAAGAATATCAACATCACTGGTATTAATTGCTGTTCCTCGTCCATAGGAACCAACGTAAAGACTATGTTCTTTGTCACTTTGAGAATCCCAAAATTCACGGTTAATTGCTTTAGTGACCGCTTTATACCGAGTTGAGATGCTTGTTCTAATGTCTGTCAAAATAACTTCTCCGTGCTTTTTGACGTTATAGCTCACTTTATATTCCTCCTCTTTAGTGTATCAGGTAAAAGTCTATCAATTTCTTCGTCAGAGTATGTGCCATCTTTACTTTCATTGATAGCTTTTCCTGCCTTTGCAACTGCAAGATTAGTTGTATTTGGAGCGTCCTGATATGCTTCGTGTATACTGCTTTGCAGATTTTCAAATTCATCAAACAATTCTTTTGCGGTTTTTTCTTTAATTCTTATTCTTCCAAGCAGTGATAATAATTCATTTCTATAACATACGAGTTTCGTAGCTGCGGTTTTATTCGATTTTGCCAAGTTCTTATAATCAAAAGTTGCTAATAAAGCACTCATTGTTGTGGTAACAAAAGACACAATAGCAGAAACTAACTTTATCCAAAACTGGTCAACAAAAACAATTGAAATAATACCAGCAGAAGTAAGCGACGCAGAGATTATATTAATCCAAGAAAACAACTTGTGACGAAATTCATATATCTCTGCTTGCTTTTCTTGTATCTTGTGAGTCCAAAAAACGTTGGCATATTGTGCTCTAACCACGTCTTCAAGTGTTGTGTAATCATCTTGCATAAGATTAACCTCCTTGCTCTATTAGGTGTTTTTATGCTTTTAATCCATAAAGCTAACATCCCCGCCGGACAGGATAAACTTCTTTAGATATCCTTCTGCTTTTTGGACTACACGGTGCGGTCTGATGGTGCAATCCTCCAGTTTTTCCATAGTTTCCTTCGCTTTTGCACGGTCAAGTGTTTCCATTATCTGATCAAAAAGTCCGCCTTCATACAGCTTTTCTTCCTTTAGGTGGAAAACCATAATTCTTGCCAGCTTATCTTTATCAAAACCAAACGCCTCGCTGAATACTTTGATATTTGCTTTCAGGGTATTTCTCTTATAAATCTCGATGTACTCAGCAAGAGTTTTTCCTCCGTCAAAATCTTTTAGCGCACCGGAGTAAATATCTTCCAAAATAGCTTCGGCAGTAATCTGATCCTCTGCCGGCAATTCTGCAAAACTGGATTTCAAATCATCGAGCAATGCTTTGATTTCTTCCGGCTTTGCACCATTGGAAAGGTCTTTCAATACTTCGGCAAACTGAGATTCCATAAACGCACGGTTAATCTCATTTGATGATACCTCGGTAAGAAAAGCCTTGATGTCATAAATCATATCGCCGCCGGGCTGAACAGTCCTCGGTATTTCGCTGTATCTTTGATGAAGAATTTCGTATGTTCTTTCATCGAGGTCAACCGTTACCTCTCCGGCATCCTCTGTGATATAAGTTCTCTTCGTCCAAGTAAAAAGCTGAGGAATAGAGCGATAATAATTGTTGCTGATGTTATTGAACAAGTCGGCAAACAGCTTGATGTCACCCTGATTATCGGGAAGTCTGCTGAAATTCTCAATACCGTTTTTCTCGAACAGCTTGATGATGCTTTGATAATCGTTATTCATTCCGATGATGTTCTGTCCTAAAGACGGAACATATACATCTTGATAACCAGCTTCCGCATAGAGTCGCAGAGCTTCCTTTGCGTTTTTCTCCATTGTGTACGGCTTTCTGCAATACTTGATAATTCCGTACTGCTTTTCATATCCGTTAAGGCGATTTGTTCTTGAAACAGCCTGAATATACTGCTCGTAATCAATTACTTTATCCAAGTACAAGGTGTTAATCCATTTCGAGTCGAATCCGGTAAGAAGCTGATTAACAACAATAACAATATTAACCGCTTCCTCTCTTCTTGTATCAATATCCTTGTAAGGTTCTTTGTGCGCAAGACGAGAGCAAACATCATCCTTGAATCGACGATAAGCGCCGACTCTAAACTTGAAGTTGAAATGGTTATTGTAATCAATGAGGATTTCTTCTACTGCCTTATCCTTGAAGATATCATCGCTTGTATTATCTGTATGCGGATCAAAAACAGCAGTGACAAACAAATCTTTATCGTTGTCATTTAATAAACGATAGTATTCAATCGCTTCACGGATTGAGGATGTAGCGAGAATATAGTGGAATTTACCACGGAAGCTGATTCGCTCCCATTTATTAAGAATATCCTGAACCACATTTTTGCGATGCTCTTTTCCGGTATCTCCGTCGGCATACAGACTGTTGCTGACGTCTGCTTCCACCTTGTCCATATCTCGGGAAGCAAGAGCGTGATATTTTTTGAATTCTTCATCGGTAAGACCTTCGACGCTATCTTTGCCGAGCTTCATCAGAGCAACCTTTTCTCTGAAATCTTCCTCGTCAAATGTTACGACTTTTGAAGGCTTGAACCCTAAAACATTTTTATCTCTGATTCCTTCTAAGATTGTATATTTGTGCAGACACGTGCCGAATAAGCCGTCGGTCGTAATACCGTCAACTGCGTTCTCCTTCATAATAGGAGTACCTGTAAAGCCAAAGAACATTGCTCTCGGATAGGTCAGCTTTATATCACGGAGCATTGTGCCGAAGGTAGAACGATGGGCTTCATCAACGATAAACACCAGTTTTTTCTTTTGCACCTTAGCAATACGTGCCGCATTCGGAGTAGGATTGACGGTTGTCAGGTTACTCATCTTCTGAATAGACGTAACAATCAGCAAATTGGGTGTGTCGTTCTCCAGCTTTGAGAGTAGGCTGTTGGTGTTAGCGGTATCTTCAATATCATCACAGTCCGAGAAGTTTCGATAATTATCATAAGTTTGTTTCCAAAGCTCGTCACGATCCATCAGGAAAACAATCTTGTCAACTTTACCGGAGGACTTTATCAGCTGTGCGCACTTAAAGCTCGTCATTGTTTTACCGCTGCCGGTAGTGTGGTATACATAGCCGCCCTTTTGTCCGTCATCATCCCAATCTACTCGCTTGACTACCTGCGAATAGATTTTATAAGCAGCGTGATACTGATAACTGCGCATTACTTTGAGAATGTTATCTGTTCCGTCCGCAATCGTACCGTAACCGATCAGTCTGTGCGCCATCGGAATAGAAAGGAACTTTTCTGCAACTTCTTCCCAGTCGACAATATGCTTATTGTTGAAGTCACCCCAATGAAAATAGTAGTCGGAGTTGAAAGCTCTTTCACGTCCGGGATTCGCAAAGTACAGTGTTTCGGTCGGCGTCATTGCGACAAACACTTGAACAAGTGAAAAGAAGCCGGTAAATACGCCGTGCTGCATATATTTGCTGATTTGATTACACGCCTGTTCAACAGGCACAGGATTGCTTTTCAGTTCAATATGATACAGCGGCATACCGTTTATTAATAGCATCAAATCGCCTCTGCGGTTGTCGAGAATTTCTGACGAGATGGGGAGCTTTGGCTGGCGAGCTATCTGGTATACGCTTCTTCCTGCGGCAATCTCATCCTTGTCAAAGAGGAACAGATCCACACGTTTTCCAACGTGCTGCGTATCCTTGGAGTTATCACGGATGATAGAAATATATCTGCCGTTTAATCGACGATTGATGGCAAAGGGAGTTTCGCCGTTGATTTGGGATATGATTTGTCCCATTTCCGTTTTGGTCAGAGGACAGCCGTTGAGCTTATCGGTTGTATTGTTATTGCTGAACAAAATTTTTGCCCAGTTTTCAATCAGCTCTTCTTCGGTTTTGTATTCCAGAATCTCTCTTGACCACTGATTGTCGAGTTGTGTCAGCTTGGCAATCAAGGCGTTTTCAAATTCTGTTTCGTTTTTGTATGACATAGTTGCCTCCGCTTCTTACACGAACATTTTGTGAAGCATTGCTTGTTTTATTTGTTCTAGTTTTTCAAGTTTGCGATGATGAAGAGTGATGAGGTGGTCAAGGTTTTTAAAATACACTCCAATTCGCATCTGCTCTTTCATGTCTGTTGGCATTATTAATTCTAGGCTTTTCAGTTCGCTTGCTTTCACCAGAGGTTGCCCAGTACCAAATGAAAGCTTCTTAATATCGAATTGAATAAGCAATTGATAGATAAATTCTATATTCTGTGATGCCTGTATAAATACCGTATTATCACTGATTTTAACCTTTCCCGCATACCGATATAAACTACCTGCGTTTGCTCCAACACGAGCTGTTAAGATAAAATTTCCTTCATAATCATACTCATCATCATATCCAATCACAGAAGTAGAACCGAGAATCGGATACTCACCAAACGAACCCTCTTTATCAAATCTACTCTTACCAGTATCTACGGAATCAACCACATCTGATAACTTACGCTGTTCCCAATCTTCTGCAAATCCTATAAATCTAACTGCCGGAGTTTTATTCATTTTCTTTTCCTCCCAACAGTGTTTTGAATTGCTGAACTGCCGCCATATCAAAAGCATCACCTGTTAAGTCGTTAAGCATAACGGATAATGATTCCTCGGTCTTTGTTATATCGGTATCAAGGGTAAGAATTGGATTATCGTATTTGGTTATAATATCATTCACGGAACGGTTCAAATTGGAGATAATAGCGTTCGGAATGGCGTTAATGTTTTCCATAGCAGGCGTAAGCCACTTTTCTTTCAGCAGCATTTTGATTTCATCGTCTGACAGCTTTACGATCGATTCTCGTGCCTTGATATCGAGGTCGGTTTTGAGCTCTTTGATTTGCTTTTTCAGAGCAGAAATCTGCTGACCGAGGAGGTACAAATGACGGATCTTATAATCATCTTCTTCCTCGTCGATTTCGATGTCGTTTTTGATTTGCTCAACAATCGCATTAATCGCCGATTGTTTATAGGTGCCGTTTTTGACTTTTTCCGTTTCATCCGGCCAAACGAGTTCCGGATGGCTCTTTTGAAACTCCACTTTCTGTTTTGGTTTCAGCGCAGCGTATTCCGCGTACATCTTCGTTGTATCGTTAGATAGCGTTGCCAAAACCTCCTGATACTTTGCTTTTAGCTGCTTTGTATCAAGCTTTGCTTCAGACTGCTCATCACCGTCATCTTTCTTTTTCAGTTCTTCCTTGAGCTCATCGTCCAGCCCTTCCCAGAAAGATTCATATTCCGATGCTGCGCCGGACAGATCTTTATTCAAACCATCCATTTGTGTGAATTCATCAGCAAATAGATGCTTTTGAATCAAAGCGAAGGGTATAACTCTGCCTTCTTCTCCTTTTTTGACAGCCTTTTTCTCCTTCTTATCATATACTTCAATATCTTCTACACTACGTGCAGCGTCAAATCCCTGCAAGCGGATTGCTTCCAAATCAAGGCTGATTTGTTTCCAAACATCGTCAAAGGCTTTATATACAAGATACTTGTCCACAATGCCAAACTGCTGACATAGTTCAAAAATACGATTGGTGATTTCTTTTTTCAGAGCAGCAACGTTTTTTACCTGATTGTCGATCAAAAGCTCATAGAGCTGATCTTCAAGCGCTTGGAAAGCTTCTTTGTAATTCGCTTCAAATGCAATAACATCAGCATTTTGTTTGATAGCACCAATAACTGAATCGCAGGATAATTCTGAGGTGTGTTCATTAATGCGTGTAAACAGCTCATCGCATAGTGACGGAAAAGCTTCCCAATATTTTTTGAGATGCTCAACCTCATAATTCGGGATTCCGCCAAATACGGTTGCGTGTAAATCAACAGGAACTTTTTCCTCCGATTCAACATATCGGGGGATGTTGAGGTTGTAGTCGTTATCTTTAATCGTTTGTTTAGAAACAAGAGAAGCAAAATGCGGAATGTTCTCTCTGTTCAAAACAGCGTCAACTATCTTTTTGATATGATGACCGGACAGGCGGTTTTTGTTGCCGTCCTTAAAGAACTCCTTTGAAGCGTCAACAATTAAAATATCACTGGCTTCACGGTGTTTTTTCAGTACCATAATAATGGTTGATATACCGGTGCCGTAAAAGCAGTTTGAAGGAAGTCCGATAATAGTTTCTATATTATTGTTTTCTACCAACTGAGTGCGGATGTCTTTTTCGGAACCACCTCTGAACAAAACGCCGTGAGGCATAACGATACACATAATGCCGTTATCTTTTAGGTGGTATAAATCGTGCAATAGAAAAGCGTAATCAGCCTTTGAAGCAGGAGCGATACCGTATTCTTTGTAACGAGGATCGTTTGTGTGGTTATCTGCATCCCATTTATGTGAATACGGCGGATTAGAAACTACACAATCAACAGGGACATACTCGTAGCTGTTTTCATCATTATCATCAAAATATGGCCAGTCGTTCGCTAATGTATCACCACGACGCACCTTGATATTGGACGGACTGATACCGCGCATAACAAGATTCATTCGCGTCAGGTTGAAGGTTTCCTGAATCAGCTCCTGCGCATAATAAGTGATATTGCCGCTGTCCTGCAAATACTTTTGCACACTCTGACCGATGTTGATAAGCAGAGAACCCGATCCGCTGGTTGGATCGAGAATATTAATTTGCTCACGGTCACGCAAATGATGGGCTACAATTTCAGACATCAATATCGAAATCTCGTGCGGCGTATAAAATTCTCCGTCCTTCTTACTGTTGGACGCAAAGTTCTTCAGCAGGAACTCATAAATAAATCCGAGTACATCGTAGCCCTGATTTTCGTCCATAGGAATACGGCTGACTATCTTTATGATGTTCTTGATATGAGAAGTCTGGTTGCTGATGGATCCCATTTTGCTCAGTTTTTCAGACAAGGATTTGAAAATCTCATTGAAAAGCTTTTGATGATCGGGATTGCTGCCAATATTTCTGACAAATGCATTTAGGGCGTCAGTTACATCAGACACCGTAAAAGTTGCTGTGTGATCCTTCCAAGTAGAGAAAAGGTCTTTATAGGCAATAAAATATCCAAGGTGATCTTTGCACTGCTGAACGGTTTTACTATCTTTTTCCGTCAGTTCCTCTGCCATTATCTCCATAGTCCAATCCTGTTTCTTTAGGTAAGAAACTTCATTTTCGGAAACAAAACGGTAGAAGATAAAACCTAATATAATATCCTTGTACTCAACGGCAGAAATTGATCCACGCATATCGTTGCAGGTATCCCAAATTAATGACGCTAATTGCTGTTTGTTCATTTTTTAACTCCTTTTTATCGTACCAAAGTTAGGTGATTCTTTGTGTTGAAACTTTTATTTTTCTTCCGGTACGAACTCCATAATGTCGTCTATCGTGCAATCCAGCGTTTCGCAAATCTTGCCTAAGACTTCAGTAGAAACATCCTTGCCCTGTGAAAGCTTACTCAATGAATAATGAGTGATTTTTGCTTCACGCTCAAGATCGCTTTTTTTCATATCTTTATCAATGAGCAATTTCCAAAGCTTTTTATAACTAACAGCCATAATTACAACCCCCTTGATAGAAAACTCATATAAATATATGAAAATTATAGCATAAATCTTTGCAAAGCTCAATCAAATTTGATGATTTTCATATAAGAAATTTGATTTTTTTAAAGGCTGTTCTACAAACTCTCTTTGCAGTATCGGCATCGCTAAATCCGTGATCGGTGGCGATGTCGGTATAAGGCAGCGGTTTGATGAGCTTTTTCTTCGGTTTGCCATTTTCGTCTAAATCGGTTTTGTCGGCATAGTGATTACTGAAACACTCAGGGCAAAAGCCGAGGTGCTGGGCGAGCATTATTTTTTCTGTGTATTCCAAGCTGTCATAGGCTTCATACAGCTTATCATAAAGCTCCTGCTTGAAATAGATATTTTCAGGATTGAGCGAGGAATCCGGCAGAAGAAAGTCGGTTGTTCCTGCATCTTCATCATCATTACTCTGAATATCGGTATAGTTTTCGGTGAGAATACCACCCTCAATGATGGACTTTGTTTTTTCGTAGCTTTCACCGATTTGAGCTGCAACCTGAGAAATGGTTTCCTCCGTAAATTCACCGCCTGAATGATTGAAAATATCCATCACTTTACGAAGTCGGGCATATTCAAATTCGCTCTGCACGGAATAGCCCGTCCGCATTGTGCGGATATAGGTATGCGCCTCACGCTCCATATACCTCTGAGCATACGGCAGAAAAGGAGCTATGGAAATATCGTATTTCATCAGAGCCTTACATAAGCCTGTTACAAGGCTATGCTTTATATCGGCAAAATGTTCTTCCATTGAGTATTTATTCCTAAAAAACTTCGCCTTTTCATTTAACGACGGCTCGTAATAGTGTAGGAACCAATAGAAATAATTGTCATCGCCGGTCTGGATATACTGCCGAATATACTCCTGCAAATCCCATTCAGGCGGTGGCGGAGTAATGCGGTATATTTCAAATTCTTTTTTCTCGATATGGCTCACTTTTGCTTGATTCTCCTGTCCGTTTCTCTATACAAATTCTCACGCTTCATATCCATTTTAAATTGACCGTTAGCGTAGTTGTCATCATACTTTGCTTTTTGCCAATACTCTTTAGCGACTTTCAGCGCCATTGCAGCAAACTCTGCTGTAATGGTGCTTCTTTTTTGTTCTACACGAATTGCAGAGCAACGGCTCTTGTAAATTGGATTGATAGGGTTACCTTCGGAAAGCTCCTTTTCCTTCATCCTCGCCGCATATTTTCGGCAAGTAATGGGCTTGCCTTTCAGCGTGTATGGTGCTGTTCCGTTGCAATACACCTGCCGTCTTGCAGAAGTCATCAGGAAATAGCGCTTGCAGATCGGACACCTTCTCGGATAATGACCGTAGTGCAAGCCCTCGAAGAAATCTGTCAGAACAAAGCTGTAGTAATTATCAAAATACATCCTTCTCGCTGTTACCATCGTTTTGCTTTTAGCTGTCTTACGCATAGCGACATACTCGGATGTTACATCAAGTTTTTCATTGCCGAATATGTCCAGCGCAATAGGTAATAGGTGTGCCTCATCGAAGCGTTCTGCTTCATTAAGCCTGTCGCAGAACTCGGTTAAGCCCTCAAATGCTTCTCTCATATCGTTGCTGATACGATCATAGAAAGCCAGTGTTGTCATCATATCATTAAGTAGGTTGTCCGCTGTTTTTTGCTGAACTTTATCTATTCCAATCGGGAGCAAATCCAAAGCAGATTCATTGATTCCCATAGCTAATATTTGAGCCTTTGCATTGAAATACTCTCGTATAAAGTCAGCGTTGTTCTCTGTGAAAAGTTCAGCTATTCTAATACACTCTGCTTCAACATCCAGCTTAGTGAACGGTTGCAGTTTAGGCAAGGTTTTTAAGATTTGGTGGATCTCCCACCCGGATCGTAAAACATCATTGTTATCAAGATAACCGGCAGAGATCGTATCGTATAAATGCCAGTTGTATTGTTTGTATACAGCCAACCGAGCCGCCGTATCGTCCTTATAGTATTGATTCAAAAGGTGCGTAGCGAACGTACCGGCAGGGTAAGTTTTGTTGCCGATCCGTATTCTTCTGTCACGAAAATCGGCGCTGAAAAAGCTGATTTTTTTCAAAATCAACACCTCCTCACTATCAAGTCTACCAAAACAGGTGTCCCATAAAACTCCCTTTGCTCCGTTTTAGAAGAAATTTTTGAAAAAATTTTGAATTATTGTTTTCCGTAATATTAAAATTATCAGCTTGAATTCTGATCGTTCAGTATTCAAGGCGTTTTTTAGTGTTTTCTTTTTGATTTTCACTATGTTTTCTTAAAACCCTAAGTTTTCGGATTATCGTGTATTTAATACAGTAGAGGGACGAAAAGCCCTCCAAAATACACGAAAGGAGGAACAAGCTATGGTGCTGAAAATTACCGAAGAGCTGTCCGACAGAGTAAACCGCATTGTCCGTCATTCGTGCTGCAACTGCATTGACGACAACTGCCTGTTACTCGACTACGGCGAAGAACACAGCTGCGTGCAGCTGATCAGCAAGTACGGCATTTACTGCAACTATCTTTTGAAATGCATATTGCCTGCTTTCCCAAAACTTTACGGCGACATACTCGCCTACAACGAAAAACTGAAAGGATGATTTTATGAAAACACTAAACAATTTTAAGATTATCGGTATCGACCACGGTTACGGCAACATCAAAACCGCTAACCATTGTTTCAAGACCGGTATAACCACCCACGACAGTGAACCGCTGTTTACAAAGGATATGCTAACCTACAACGGCAAGTATTATCTGATTGGCGAAGGTCACAAAGAGTTTCTGCCCGAAAAGCAGAATGATGAGGATTATTATATCCTCACACTCGCCGCTATCTCAACCGAGCTTTCGGACGAAGGGCTGACCGAAGCGGATGTGATTATTGCCGCAGGCTTGCCTTTGACTTGGACAAGCGGACAGAAAGCGGATTTTGCCGCATATCTGTCAAAGAACAAGGTGGTAGAGTTCACTTTTCGGAATGTAGATTATCATATCCGAATCTGTGATGTAAAAATCTATCCGCAGGGGTATTCTGCGGTTGTGCCTATCAAATCCACGCTCAAAGGTCTGAGTATGGTTGCGGACATCGGCAATGGTACGATGAACACACTCTACCTTGTCAACGGCAAGCCACAGAGCGGTAAGATGTTCACCGAGAAGTTTGGCACTTATCAATGCACTCTCGCTATTCGGGAGGGCTTTATGCGCAAGACACGCAGAGAGCTGAACGACTATATCATCGACGAGGTGTTGCAAACAGGCACAGCGGATATTCCCGATTCCGATTTGGAAATCATCACCGCTATTGCAGAGGAATATGCCGCTGAGATCTTCCGTCGCTTGCGTGAGCACGGCTATGATGAAAGTACGATGAAGCTCTACGTCTGTGGCGGTGGCGGTTGCCTGATCAAGAATTTTTATCACGGCAATCTCGACCATGTAAAGTTCATTAACGACATCTGTGCCGCAGCTAAAGGCTATGAATATCTTGCAGACGTTTATCTGAGAGCCGAGGCGAAGAATGAAGAATGTGTATAAAATGACAGTACGCTTTGACCTAACCGACACTAGTGAACGTAATCTTGCAGAGTATATGCAGACGCTGGATGTGAAGAAGTATCAATCCCGCAATCAGTTTGTGTTAGATGCGATCGCAGACTATGTGGATTTGCAGTCGATCACCCGAGAGCAGCACGATGAGGATATCCGAAGCATTATCCGTGAAGAAATGCGGGCTTGCTTTGCCGAAGCAAACTTCGCTCCGCAGGCTGTAAATCCTGCTTTAAGTGCAGAACAACAGGCGGAAGCCGAGCAGGATATTTTGGATGACCTCAAACTATTTGATTGACGGCACGATGACGGCAAATTTTGAGACGATAAACAAAACTGCCGTCACTTTGACGGCACAACAGAATTATAAAAAGATGAAATATTATCAGCAGTATAAGGCAAACAGAATCCGTCCCGTATTACCACAGGGCGGGTTTGTCTTATACTGTAGCAAGCAGGGAATTTGTACGGCAAATTCCAAATACAACAGCTCCAAAGCTGTTGTAAATCTTTAGGGACACCCTAACACCCGAAGAAAGAAGGTATATTTTTGAACGATAAAAATGCAAGAATCGAGCTGCGAGTTACGCAGTCCGAGAAAAAGAAGATAGCCCGGCTCGCCGAGAGCTGCGGCTTATCTCAATCCGAATATATCAGACAAAGGACATTGGGCTATGCGCCGAGGACGGTGCCGCCTGATGTCTTTTTTGATTTCTACCAAACGCTCTGCCGTTTGTGTGACGAGGTTTCCGATAAGGTATCACCTGAAACCGAACGAAAGCTGCTTGAAGTCGTAGACGAAATCCAACAGCGCCTACTTCTGCCGGAGAAATCCTCTGCCAAGCAAATCTGTAAGGAGGTAACGAC